CTGCTCGGCGGGAACAAGCGCTGGAATAAAAAGATGCTGTGCGCACGCCGCGCGCTGCTCCGAGAGACTCAGTGCGCGATCGTGCCGCTCGCAGCGCCAGCCACCCTCGATCGGACTGACGTGAACGCAGGTGCGGCAGTTGATCTCGGCGGCGCGCGCGTCAGGCACATCCGGATGGCAGACCGCGGCGTGATCGCACAGGCGGCACTGATACCAGGTGGGATCGGTGCTCACGCCGGGCGGCGGTGATGCGGCTTCGATGACGCGCCGTGCTTTCTCCAGAAGCCGCTCTGCGTAGTCGCGATCAACCTCGATCCGTTCAACGTAGAGATCATCCGTGTCCTTGCAGACCGCGAGGTACATGGCGCGCGTGATGCTCGTCAGATGCATGTAAATCTGCATCTGCGCAAAATGCTGCGGCTTGCTCTCTCGGACGCCGCGAGCGGACACATCGGCAAAGCTCTTCACCGAGTGCGTTTTAAACTCGAGGACGTGCCAGGTCTTCGGCGCCTCCAGAAGTCCGAGCGCCACGCCATCGAGCGAGCCGCCAAAATGCCCACCGTGTGCCTGCACCCGAAACTGACGTCCCGTCTCCGGATCCACCTCGAGCACCGTCGCACCGATGCGCCGCAGGTTCTGCACAAGGCGCGCCTCTTCCAACTGCCCCGTCTCAAAGAGACGCAGCAACCGACCCGGATGACGCGCACGGCTCACCCAACGAAAGTCGTACCACAGCGCCCGCTCGCACTCTTTGCCAATGAGTGAGGCGCCAAGGTGCGCACGGAACCCGTCGCTCTGATCCGCCTCATAGGCGGCCAGGATCGCTTCACGGGTGGGACTCAGCGCGATGGGAAGCTCAGCCACGGATCTCATCCCGCGACTCGTGCAGCGCCCGCGCGCGCACGAGTGCACTTTGCCAACGCGCCTCGTCACACTCCGAGCGCAGCACTTCAATGAGCGCGTCCTTGAAGCGATCCCGCTGCGCGACCGGCGAGCGTCCGTTCAACCGAGCAAGCTGCGCCGACACGAGCGCCAGTTCCTGCTGTTTCAGTCGCAGCGCCGTCTTCGCGCGGTGATACCACGTCGCATCGAGCGATCTGCGATCCGCCTGCCGACGGATGTCACTGGTCGCGATCTGGATACGGATCGAAACGATCTCATCTTTGAGCGCAGCCAGACGCTCCCGACACGCCTCAACCGTGGCGGGCGGCGTCATCTGCGGTGTGTGATACGGCTGATCCGGCATCGCAGCGCCCCTCAGCCCTGCTTCTTCCACGGAAGCCCATTGGCCGCGGCTGTTACGACGGGTGCCGCTGGCCGATAAGCCGGCGCTGCCGCCGCGACCGGCGCTGGCGCCACCGCCGCGGGGGCGGGGCTACGCGGCAGATAGCGCAGCGAGTTCGACTCGCCGTACATGCCCTTCGGTGGTCGCACCCGCACATCGACCGTGAGCGGGATGAGATGCAGCTGATCGGTGTTACTGACCTGCATCTTGCCGACAGCGCGGCAGATGGATGAGAGCGTGCGCTGCGCAATCTGAACGGTGTCGGGGTTTTGGTTGATGAGGTTTAACCGATCAAAGAGCTTTCTGCCCTGATACTGACCCTCGAGGATTTCCACCTCGAGGAACAGATACTGTCCCATGCCGTCCTTGGTCGGTCGCATCTCGCTCTGCACGATCTGCGCGAGATACCGGCCGGGCGGCAGCACTTCATAAACGCTGTTGGGTTGAACGGTTGAGGCGTCAAACATGTGTCCAAGGGATGCCATTGCATGTACTCCTGTAGGGTGTGAGGGATCGGGGGTCTTAGGAAGGAAGCAACATCGACTGAATCGGGCTCGGCATTGCCGCAGCGAACGCCTGCCACTCAAGCGGCAGCGTGTCCGGTAGGCCGTAGCGGTTTTTGGCGAGAAACGCAGGACGCTCGGCGGTGTGAATCACACGCTCGCCAGAGCCCACTGCACGACTGATTTTTTTGTTGAAGCCGACGTCCGACTTCACGGTCGAGATGCGGTAGTTCGCAAAGAGCACCACATCCGAGTGCTCCTGCAGCAGTGCCGCGGCGCGGCTGTGCAGCTTGATGACATAACGATCGTACGGATCGTGCTCAGGACTATCGAAGCGTTTGATGTCGGTGTGCGCAATCTGCACGACCGTCATGCCGCGATCGTCCCGAAGGGCGTTGAGCCCCTCGACGTACTGGCGCCAGAGCCCAAGTGCGGCCACATAGCCCTTGCCGTAGCCCGCGTCCTCGATCGAACCCCAGCCGTTATCGCGACAGGCTTTGGCCCACACGAGCGGCTCGAGCCAATCAACGCTATCGATAACCACAGTCGAAAACTCGTGCGGCTCGCTGTAGAGCGCAGAGAGCGAGCCGATTACATCATCAAAGGTACGAGCGAGCGGAAAGTGGGCGGCGCCGAGCGTGCCGAGCCCATCCTCGGTCGCCACGAACACCGGCGCTTTGGCCTCCGCAGCAAACGTCGTCTTGCCGACACCGGCTACACCATGGATCAAAATACGCGGCGCTTTGGGCGCACTCGCGCGGGTCAGCTGTGCGAGGGAAATAGCCATCAGGACACCTCCGGAAAATGATCGTCATTGGCGGCTGCAGGCAGCGCGCTCGGATCGAGCCGCTCGAGTCGATAGGTCGGTCGACCGGTCTTGAGCGTCCGCGCGGGCTCAAAGAGCTTGCGAACCGCCGGTGGCCACGCGTTGTACTTGGTCTCGGACACCTGAAAGCGCATCTCCACGTAGTGCGCCGGGTCCTCGCCCCACTTGCGCAGCGCCTCGACCGCTTCTTTGAGCTTTCGCTGGTCGTACTCGGCACGCTTTGGGAGATCCGCAATGACCACGAACCCTTCGTCTTCAAGGCGTACGATGCCAGTCGATTTACCGGCCTCTTGGCGTAATGCTTGCGCTCGGGCGCTGTAACGATGATCGAGCTCGCCCTGCAGCACCTGGCGGTACTGATGAGCCCTCGCCTCCACGACCTCCACCTCGCGAAGGAGTTGATCGAGATCGCTTAAGGAGCGTGTCGAGAGCTCACCGAGCGACAGGGTCGATAACTTCGTCATGACATCAAGTTCGGGTGCCATGGAAACCTCAGTGAGTACTAAGGTGAAACGACTTCGATGTGCGCAGTCGATGCCGGATATCGGGCGGGCTCATGCCGCTCGATGCACGCACGGCCAGGTATCGGTAGTGACCCTCGCGTACTCGCTGACTGAAAAGACGCAGTAGTCCGAGTTCGCTTGCGATCCACGCACGGCGCGCAAGTGCATGCACTCGGGCTCGTTCGCGCTCCGGCAACACGCTCTCCGCTGCCGATCGATCGAGGGTGAGAAACCCCTCGTGATACACAATCGCTTCGCCCGCATGTGCGGAGGCGATCCAATCACAGAGCAACTCCTCGGTGAGCGGGGGTCTCGCGCGGCGCGCCGGTGTGATCCGGATACCGGATGACCCCTCGCAATTCGTCGGTTCACATTTTTCAGGCATAAGCGGGCCCCTCGCCGTCTCCCGATCATCGGGAGACGACGTTTCTTTGGTTGATGAAGGTTTTTACGGACTGAGCAGTTCGGTTTTCTCAGCCACCCTTTTGATCAGGCGGCTGTCTTGAATCCAAACATGCGTAAGTGCATCTCTAAGTCGGCCACGCGCCGATAAAACGTCGCGGAGGACATGCCAGAGGCTTTCGCAGCGGCGGGTAAGTCCTGATGAAGGACGAGCAACTCATACAGGCTGCGTTGCTCATCGCTCATAGCGGACAGCGCGGCTTGAAGATCGCTCGCAGCGTTACACTCGAGCGCGTGATCTTCAGGCTCTTGCCACAGCGGCAGTCGCTCAAAGCAGCCGTCGTCATCGTTGATTAGCCAGTCATTAGCTGCGTCAAGATCCGCCGCTGTGCATTGGCCAATCAGCGAGGCTGTAAGACTGACCAGGGCCTCGATTTCAGTGTCTGCAGCAAGAACAAACCGCCATCTATCTTGTTTTCGATTCGACATAAAATCGGCGGTGCGGTGCGAAGAGATAATCCCCGTGAAAGTTCCGGGAGCGCCTTTTTCCGGATTGAAGCTCGCCCGCCGCTCAAGGATGTCGAGTACGATCTCCTGAAACAGGTCTTCGCGTTCGGCTTCCGTAAGCCCTGCGGTGACGGCAGCACGGCGCGAGCGTGCTTCAGCAGCGTTGATCGTTGCGACAAGGTACGAATCGGAAGCGGGTTGTACTACGCCCGATATTTCTTTCAAGCTCGGCGAGCGTTGCTTCGCAACGAATGTCGACGCTAAACATGGGGATAATCGAGATTTCATTAGTACGGCTCCGGTTACAAATTACCGGCACCATAGTCGGGAAGAATTAGATCAGGCGAAACCAGCGACCGTCGCACATTGTTCTGTCAACGGCGGTAACAGCGCCCCCTGCGCCGGAGAGTGCGCAGCTTAGTGCCCGCAGGAGGATGTACAGTCTCCGTTGGAGCCTGCGCTGGCTTCATCGAAACCGAATGTTCAATTCCTTGGCTCTCGTCCGAATCCATCCGACCACCGTCCGATGCTCACGCTCTATCCCGCGCTTCAACAAGACATCCACGTAGTACGCGCCGGCCTTCTCTGCGCTACCAAACTGACGTGGATTTTGCTCCCACAAGGAAAGAACTCCGGCTTTTATCTCATTGTTTTCTAAATGCCTACGGCGATTATTTTCTTTTGATTGCTCTATTCTTTTTGCCTTCGCATCTGCTTCGATCTGGCGGGCAATGTCCTCGCGTTGACGCGCTATTTCTTCGTCCGACATCACTCGCGGTTGCGCTCTCAACTTATTGAGCTCTTCCTCATACATTGCCTGAGTGATCTCTACCTGTCGAAGCCGTTCTGCGTAACACACTGACTCCATTGCTTCAACCAAACACGCCCCGGCCTCAATCGCATCATTCACATCAAGCGGCTGATCAGTTCGCTCAATGCGCTTCATTTGATTTAAGTCAAAAACTGTCTGAATACGCTGAATGCAATCGGCGACGCGCCAGAGCGAAAGAACCGCGAAGTATTCGTTCTGCCGAGCGTTAGTTAACTGCAAATAGGACGGGTCGTAAAAATCATCTATCCCCTCCTGAAGCGCTTCCAAATCAGACGTGTTCTCTGAAGTGCGGATGTCGTAATGCTCATAGGCGTTATCGCTCAGCCCGACCGCCCGACCGTCCTCTAATTCCAACAACTCCAATCGACCCTCATCCTGGATCATATCTATCGCATTTTCTTTTTCCCTATCAAAAAACGCCTCAATAATTTGATTGGCGTCTTCGGCAATACACAAAATCTCTTCAATAGTCCGTCCGCGAAGAATTGATCGCGCTCGATAAATTATCGAAGGCCCGTCTGAAAACTTCCAACTTAGATAATTTCTCGAAGGAAACTTCCAAGAATTGAACTCTCCGCTCAATGGATGAAAGGTCTTAAACTGATTGAAATATCCCATAGTTGTATGGCTTCGATTTAGCTTAAGAATTCATTGAGATTACGATAACTTGAAACTTCTGCGAATAGCACCTACGTCGGGCGGCGAGAGATCGTGATCGTTTTATTCGCTAGCCCAGGTACACCGCTTGATAAAAAAATGGGGCGTGGTCGGTATGAATATGCATGCCCCTCGACTATTCCATCAAGCCGAATCGCGAACAGACCAACTTACCCACTTTAGCCGGGGTAGGTGCCCTCCTGGCGCTTGGAGTCATTCGAGTCCTCACCGGTCGAGAACAACTTGATAAACCGGGGGAACCACGCGGTAGTACGGACGTCCCCACTAACGAGGAGTCCACCGATGATTGAGCCGGTTGTCGCCCGAGTGGCCAGCCTAAGAACCGCCCCTTTTGTGGAGTTGAAGCA